GACTACCGCACCCATCCCTCCCTGGTGGGAGGGGAGCGTATCCCCTTTCGGACCTAACGGACTTAACTATGCATTATTACCCTCACCATATGGGTGACTTCAATCTGGCCACGCGGCATTTGACGCGCCTAGAGCGCGGTATCTACCGCGATATGCGAGATCTCTACTTCGAGACCGAGCAGCCGCTGCTGGCCGACAAGGCGAAGCTGTTCCGACGTTTGCTCGTGGTCACTCCTGAAGAAATTACGGCCGCCGAAAACGTATTGGATGACTTCTTCGTCTTGACGGAGCGCGGCTGGTTCAATCCGGTTTGCGATAAAGAAATCGCGGCATATCACGAAAACCTGCGCGCAGCAAATGCCGGTGGCCGTGCCAAAGCGTGGACGGCTGAAGAGAAGCGGATCAATGTCGCTATCCTGGCAGGCGACATCGGTGGCGCTGAGCGGCACTTGGCTGAATTTGTCCAGAAGTACGGCCATACGCCGGAAACGCTGGCGAAAGCCGAGCGCATTGCAAGCCTGAATCAGCCGCCACAGCCCGGCTTCGATTTTGCGACAGTAGGTGTAGGTATGCCTGGGGCGAAGGGCGTGGTTGGTCCGCAATTCGACCGCGATGCAACCGCGATTGAACCGGGATGCAACCGCGATGCAACCGCGGTTCAACCGCGGTTCAATCGCGGTGCAAGCGGGGATGAACCGGGGATGCCAATCGCTGAAGCCAACCAGAACCAGAACCAGAACCAGAACCAGAACCAGAACCAGAACCAAGGTACACCCCCAACCCAGCCAACACTGAGCGAAGACCCAGCGCGCGGGGCGGTAGCGCTCAGCATCGAGTTTCGTAAGCATGGCATCAATTCGCAACCAGCTGATCCGCGCTTGATCGCTATGGCCGCGCAGGGCGTCACCGTGGGCACGGTCGCAGCAGCGTGTGCGGAAGGCCGGCGAAGCAAGGGCGACTCGTTGAGCCTGGGCTACGTGAAGGGGATTCTGGAGCGCTGGGCACGCGAGGCAACGACGATGGCGATAGCAGGCGCCCGTGCGCCGCTCCATGGGGTCGGTGCAGGAGGGCGCGCTGCGGCACGTGCGGCGACGATTGCAGGATTGACGGGAGGAGCTACGCATGACGATGCCAACATCATCGACATCACCCCAAGCGCTGCCGATCAGCTGGGTTGAGTCGCTGTTCAAGCGTATGTCATGGGCATACGGTTCCCGGTTTGCCGACATGTGGGCAGGTGTGGATCTGGAAGAAATGAAACAGTACTGGGCGGGAAAGCTGGGCGCGTTATCCAGGGCTGAGCTGGCGACGGGCTACCGCATGCTGGATTCGAAGGACTGGCCGCCTACGCTGCCGGAGTTCATCAAGCTGTGCAGGCCGAACCTCGATCCGCACTTGGCATTCCACGAAGCGCTGGTGCAGGGTTCGAAGCGCGAGCTTGAAGTGGCGGGCGAGGCGGACGTCTGGTCGCATCCAGCAATCTACTGGGCTTGGGTAAAGATCGGGTCATTTGCGATGACGCATCAAGGCTATGACGTGCTGCGACCACGCTGGGTCGAGGCGCTGCGGGAAAGCGTTGAGAATCCAGAGCTGCAACCTGTACCGGAAAAGCGCAAAGCATTGGCGGCGCCGGGGAAGACGCTGATGCCGCCGGAGAAGGCCAGGGAGTTGCTTGCGCAGCTTCGGATCAAGCGAGTTCCGCAGGGGACTATTAGCCAGCAGACCGATTGGGCTCGGGAAGTGCTGGCAAAGAGCGAGCGAGGTGAACCGGTCACCTTTGCCTCGTTGAGGATGGCGGAGGAAGCACTGGGTATTCGGTCGTAGGGTAGGGAAGCAATTGGGCGAAAAGGAAAAACGAATGGGCGCAGTATTCGAAGTTGATGGTGCAGTGTTTGAGGAGCAGGTGGCGCGCGAACGGCCTGTCGCTGAACCGCGTAGGGTGGAAAGCAGGCCAGTGCCGAAGGCGCAACAGGAGTTCTTGGGCCGTATGGAGAACTGGCGTAAGGTCGTGAGCGGTAAGGTCACGGCGGGTGGTGCCTCGCAGTACTGCGCGGGCTGGGCAAAGGCATATGTGGCGCTGCGGGTGGCTGAGCGCGCGCCGGCCAGCGATCTGCTGGACGAGAAGATCAAGCCGCTTAGCCCGCTGGTGACGGCAGACATGCTTGACGGCTGGTTGGTCGAGGTAGCGTGGCGCATGATGGGCGATTACAACGAGCGCCAGGCGTTGAAAGCGCTGTACATTCAACGATGGTCACCCTGCCAGATTCGTCGCTTCCTGCGTGGTGTGCGCGGACAGCATGTGCCGCTGTTGATTGCGAAGGCTGAAAATAATTTGAAGAGCATCTTGCACAAGTTGGGTGACGCCGCTACCATTCGATCTACAACTTGTTTGCCGGGGTGTCCCGTGCCTTTAGCCGAATAGGCGTCTCCCCAGCGGAGGCGCATGTTCGTCTAAAGCGCAGCAAGTAGAAGGCCCGCCATTGAGCGGGCTTTTTCGTTTCGGCAGCTACCTCTTTCCAGTAATATGGTCTTCCCAAATTAAGGAGGGGAGATTTTAAAATGCAAGCAAATGCTGGTTTGAAAATGAACTATCTTTCAGCGATGGAGAAGGCGAGCGTATTTATTGCGCAATTCGATCAGGTGATGAGTCATGCATTCTTATTCAGCTTCGAACGAGGCCATAGAGGAGTGCTGATCCTGGACGGGGACAGGGCAGGTGAAGTGGTTCACCCAACTATGGATACGGTGATTGAGTTCGTGGAGCAACCAACCGTTACCCCGTCTAGAAATCCAGTGCATTGGACTCGCGATCTCCCCGGTGATAAGAAATTTTCCCTATGTTTGACAACGTCGGGCCTTTTCTTTTCTCCCGTACTGCAAGGAGAAAGGCTGATTATCGGTGTGGAAACCGGTGATATCTTCAAGCTTCCTTTAGACGCCATTTTTGTCACTGATTGGAAAATTCGCCCACCTGAGGAAGCGATTCCGCATCGGGGGCATGTCGTTTAGCCGGAATCCGTCACGGTTGTAGGTAGTGCCCGCCAATCGGCGGGTTTTTTTTTGCAGACGTCTGCACAAGCACAGGAGGTCGCGATGCCAGTATCTGCTCCAAGGCCGTGCAGCTTCACCGCGTGCCGCGTGCTGGTTCGTGACGGTAGCGGCCGATGCGCAAAGCATCCGCGTATCGCATGGACCAGGGGCACGCCAACAAAGAGGATCACCGGTCGGAAGTTACAGGCCATGCGGGCGGCGCTGTTCGCCCGTGAACCCTTGTGTGTTGAGTGCAAGAGGCAGGGCCGTATATCTGAGGCCACACAACGCGATCACATCATCCCCTTGGCTGAGGGTGGTCCGGACGATGAGACGAATGAGCAGGCTCTATGCGATGCCTGTCACGAAGAGAAGAGTCGCGGCGAGTCAATTCGCGGTCGGCGTCGAGCGCGGCCAAAGGGGTAGGGTGGGTCAAACGTTCAGGCCTGCCCAGCGGAAACCGTCAGCTTAGGCGTATTTTTTCGCAGCACAAAATCTACCCCCCTGGGGTTTGAGCCATCAGGCCAAGCCCATCGCAATTCACTCCACTGACTGCCGCCGCCGCGCGGCTGGGTATCGAATATGGATCTCAAAAATCAATTCGGCACGGCGCCGCCGGTTGTCGGTGGCACCGCCGTGACCAGCGCTGGCCAAGTCACGTCGCCCGATCCGCCGCCGGCGATTGGGCTGACCGATCCGGAACGCGAAGTCTACGACTACATCTGCGAGTCGCTGCGCGCGGCGGGCATCGAACACATGACGGCGGGCATGCCCATCGCCGTGATTGTCCGCACTTTCATCGACTGGATGGCGGCGCGCGAAGAGTGCGAGGCCAAGGGCCGCGTGCAGATCTCGAAAACTGGCTGGGCCACGCCGACGCCCTGGGCGGACGATGAGAAGCGGTTGAAAATGGAGTTGGGCCAATGGTTGCCGAAAGCGTGCTTAACAATTCCGTCCCTGGCGCGCGTGCGCAAGGACACGGGGCCGCAGGGGCAGCAGGACGACCTGTTCGCAAGCCTCGTAAATCACGGCATAAGCTCTCCGCGAAAAAGCTCCAGTCACTGATACCGGAAGTCCTGCATGAGTGGGACACGGTGTACGGTCTGCCAGTGCTGCGCGGCGAGATCGCCGTTGGCCGGTACGTATACCTGGCCGTACAGCGTCACTACCAGGATCTGGTGGACGGCGCGTATCGCGGTGTGTATTTTTCGCCGGAGCATGGCCGCCACATCATCGACTACATTCAGCGCTTCTTCGTCCACATTAAGGGACCGCTGGCCGGCAAGCCGATCTTGCTGGATCCTTGGCAGCAATTCTGGACGGCGGTGCTGTATGGCTGGCGCCGTGCCAGCGATGGCGGCCGCCGGTTCAGTCGGGCATATGAAGAGGTCGCGCGCAAGAACGGCAAGAGCACCTGGAAGGGGCCGCAGGGCGCTTACCTGTTCTCGATGGATGGCGAGGCCGGCGCCGAGGTCTACGCGGTAGCGACCACACGCAACCAGGCAATGACGGTGTTCAAGCCGGCGTTTGACAATATCAGGCGCTGGGCGAAACGTTCGCCAGGCGTGGCGCGCTCGTTCAAGATCTACGCCGGCCTGAACCACGAAAAGGTCGAGCTGGACGACAACTCGGTGTTCCTGCCGCTGCCGGCCAACGCCGAGAACCTGGACGGCCTGAACCCCTCGGCCATTTTGTTCGATGAGCTGCACGCGCAGAAGCACCGCGATGTGTGGGACGTGATGGAGTCGGCGCTCGGTGCGCGTCCGCAGCCGCTGCTGTCCGCGATCACGACCGCCGGCTTTATCCTGGACGGTATTTGCACCGAGCAGCGCGACTATCTGATCTCGGTGCTGGAGGGACGGCGCAAGGACGACAGCTTCTTCGGCTACGTCTATACGTTGGACAAGGACGACGACCCGTTCGATGAGCGCAACTGGATCAAGGCCAACCCCGGCCTGGGCCTGTCCAAGACGGTCGAATACATGCGCGCCCAGGCGCGCAAAGCCGCGGCGATGCCCGGCGCCCGCGTCAACTTCTTCACCAAGGATCTGAACATCTGGTGCAACAGCGCCGATGGCTGGTTCGACATGGCGGTGTGGGATCACGGCAAACGGAAATTCGATCCTGGTGTGTTGAAGGGGCGGCGCTGTTACGGCGGCCTCGATCTCGGATCGACACGCGACCTGACGTCGTTCTCACTTGTGTTCCCGCCGGATGACGAGGATGGCGACTGGTACGTGCTGGTCTGGACCTGGTGTCCGCAGGAAAAAGTGGACACGCAGTCCGCCGACGATGCCGCACCCTATGAGGCGTGGGTAAAGGGCCGCTGGCTGACGGCGACCGAGGGCAACGTCACGGACTACGGGCCGGTGCGCGAGCAGATC